GCGGATACTGAAGCGGCTGAGGTGGAAATGGTGGAATTGCGGGATCGTTTGGCGCGTAACCCGATCAAACCGCTGATTGATGCCGGACTTATGCCGACAATCGTAGAAGACGTTGAAGTTGACGATAATCGCTACACCTACAAGGCTCACTTGGAGCACAAGGTGGAACGGTTCACTTCTAAGGTGCCAGCCTGGATGCGTGCAGTCGGTCGTCAGGTCTACATGACTCATGACACCGCAACCTACAAGTTCCTGAGCCAATCGACTCAGTTGTCCGACTTGGTGTCTCGTTATGCGCTCTATGAGCACGCAACGACTCGCCGGAAAGATCCGCTGAGCAAAGCTGATGCATTGCGTCTCGCCGAGGACAGTTTCGTAAACTACGACCTGCCTTCGCACCGTACCCTGCAATATCTCAACGATATGGGTATTGTGATGTTCACCAAGTATTACCTACGGATTCAGAAGGTAATCATGCGTTTGGTGAAAGAGCGTCCTGCACGTGGCCTGATTCTGGTGGCGCTGGAGCATTACCTGTCTGGTTTGCAGTCGGTGCTGGATTCGAGCTGGACGAACAAGATCGGCAACAATCCGCTGCAAGATGGCGCACTTGGTTACCTAGGCTCACTGAAAGAGCTTCCGGCAATCAAATTGCTCTGAAATAAAAAAGCCCCCTAATTTGGGGGCTTTTTCTTTGCGTCGAACACGAACTCTTTGATCGCTGCCCAAACCAGAAAGACAATGAAGACAAGTACGCAGAGCAATGCCCCCAAGAAGGCAATGATCTTGAACACGTACCCAAACACCACGAATGTCGTGATCAGGGCGAGCAGCGCGCCGATCCCGAAAAATATTCCCAGAATCAGCCGTGCTGCCCGGATCAATGCCGTACTGGGGATTTGATCATCACGGCTCGCCCGAGGGGGAGGTCGTCGAGGTACAAAGTGCCGGTGGCCGGGTCAATGTGCCAACCTTTAGGTTGATTCCCGGTAGCTGTAGCAGCCTGGGGTTTCATGTCTTCCGGCGCACCTTTAGATGCACCCGGCGAAGGGTGGCCAGCATTGCCAGTCTGGCTGGACACTTTAGGCTCTTCAAACAGTTTTGCAGCAGCTTTTGCCAGAGTCGAGGCTTCAGCGCTTTGATTGATGCCATAGAGCATCTTTGCAGCACTTGCCAGCATATTCGCCGCTTGGGCGTGTGCAAGCAGAGCTTCGTCGCAGATTTGGCACATATTGCATTCCTTCTGTTGGTGGGTGTTCTGGAAGTACATCTGCCGTCGCTTCCCATGGCAACACTCATTCAGAGTGGCAGATGTACCACCAGAACACCATCCAAGTGCAAACCTCTCCGAAGAGTCAGCTTGCGGGGATAATGTTCCGGGAAAGTTACCAACTTTCAATTTTATAGGTTATTAGTCACAAACTTGCTCGTTTGTGCATACCGGACTTCGGCGTTCGGTATGTTGTGCTGTGCTTCGATAACCCCTTCCCATCAGCGGTAAGGGGAACGCAATTGCGGCTAACTTGCTCGCTCGCGTACCACATTTCAATAGATGAATACTTGGGGCTTACTCGCCCCATGTTTCCTGATTTGTCAGTTGTTAATGCCCTAGGAGGCATTGGGGAACACTTTACTCAGCCGGCTGCGCTACATCGCCAGCCTCCTGCCAACGGCCGGAGTATTCGCAAAGTGTTCCCCAATACCACCTCTACACTTGCCATGTGCAAGCACATCACAGTTACAGAGGGATATTGGGTTCGATCTTATGTTCGAACAGACATACCGACTATATGCCAGTCGGGTCAGCAGCCCCTGCCCGGGGTCAGGGTTAAAGTGAGATTGGTGATGTCGGTAATCACGGTCGGTCATCACAAGCGCGTGGACGCTCAGCTTTACCTTCAATCTCAACAGGGTGGGACGGTTGCTCTTGCCGGTCATGTAGTGACGGATCTCGCGTGTGGTTCGCCAGCGAATGAGGCTTCGCACTTCCACATAGCTACCCCTTTTCCAATGCAACGGGCCAGACACTGAAACCTCTGTGTCCTCGTCGGGTTAAGCCCTTGCGTCCCATAAATCTTTGTAGAGTTTTTCAGCAGCAGGCGCCAATGCCTTACCGCATGCCGATTTCGTCTTCGGATTCAGACATACAACAATTTGGTCTGGTACACGGCTTTTACAGTACCGATGTGCGCAATTTCATCTGCTTTTTTACTGGTTTAGTCCAGTTCTGATCGCATCTCGCTTCTAGGAGCCCAACCGTTGCTGGTTTTCACCAAACATCCGATTGAGCCGCTGAAGCGCACATTGCGTTCAGTTTGGTAGCCGTACCACGCACACTTGCTCCAGCCGATCCCGTAGCCGATGGCCACGATAACGAGTACCAGAACAAGGATGGGCAGTACGACTTTACCGTTACGCACTCAGGCGCCTTTGCGGATTTCGAAGTGTTCTTCGCTCAGGCGGAAGCCCAGCTCACGCGCCACTTCTTCAATCACCTTGCGCTCGGCCGGCTCGATTTCACCGTCCGACTTTGCGATGGCCAGGATGTTGAGGACCACGTCTTCGACGTGTTCATCGTTGCCCTGGATGTCGCGCAGCTCACGCAGGATTTTGCTACGGCCGACCAAGAAGTCGCCATCCAGCAGATCGCTGAAACGACGAATGGTCTTACCGATTTCGGCACCGAAGTGCTTCAGGTTTTCATTACCGGAGATGAGCTTTTCGAGCTTGTTCAGCTCGTCCTTCTCGATGTCACCATCAGCAGCGGCGACCAGCAGGCCACCGCCAACGATGGCTTCCATCAGGTCACGGTTTTCAACTTTCTTGGCGCCACGGAACAGCTTGCCAGCGAATTTACCGAACATCATTCATTCCTTATGAAAGCATCCCGTTCGGCTAAAAGCCGGGTCGGGGCTGCATCAATTCTGGTGCGCATGTCTTGGGCACGGGCTACGCCCGCTTCCCATTCTGTGCGATTGAAGTCGTCACCTATATTAAAGGCGTTGACCAGTTGTGACGGGTTCGGGTGGGCAAGCGCCTGTTCCAAACCAAGGTTGTAAGCTGCAGTTGTCGCCGACGGTACCGGCTCCGGTGAAGTGCCGGTCAGTTCGTACTGGGTCATGAAGCCCACATAGGCCACGTTGACCAACACAGCCCCTTCTCCCAACTTGCGCTGCTCTTTAGCCGCGGTCAGTTGAGGGATGGTGAGACTGCGTTTGTCGGACCAGACGTACGCACTGGCCGGCATATAAGAGCCGACCTGAGGGACAGACCACACCGCAAGGTACCAATGGCGCTTGCGGGCACTCGGGTCTTGTGACGGGTGCTGATACATGTTCTACCTCTGGTTTGCCCCAGTTACCTGGGGCGTGCAGGATCAGTCGAACAGGTTGTCGTCATCGCCACCGCCAGCGGTTTCCAGCTCCGGCACTTCAGCCGGCGCAGTTTCGGCGGCAGCCTCGACTGGTGCAGTGGCCGGGGTCGGTGCAACCGAGGCAGAGCCAGCTTCGGTCGGGGTCACGGCGGATTGCTTTGGGGCATCAGCCACCACCACAACCGGTGCTTCGGTGTCCAGTACGCAGGTCAGTTCTTTGGTGCCACGCTTGAAAGCGAACTCGGCGGTAACAACGTTCGGATCGAACGCGGTCATGCCTTGAGCTTGCAGGTAAGCGCACAGTGCTTTGGTAACGTCGTTGTGAGTCAGAGTCAGTTGCATGTTTGCGTTCCTTTATGGAATTGAATGAGTTGTTTGTACTGATTCGTCAATAAACCAGCATAGATCGCGCCCACGGCATCAGCCATGTGCTCAGCGTCACCCAAATGGATGTCGCCATTGGACTTGCGCGGCCAAGGCGCTTCCGGGTGTTGCTTCACTGCCCAGTCGATCATTTGCTTCTTGGTAGCCGTGCGGCTGCCATGAGCGGCAAGCTTGACCTCGTTGGGCGTTACTTCAATGAATTGCGCGGAGGCGCGGAGGCTTCCCAGTATTCCAATACAGATCCCAGAACAGAGAGAGGCTCGGGCGCTTTGACTGCCTTGCGGAATCTCGGCGAAGATCAAGTTCGCAGCCAGGAAAGGCATCACGCCCTCATATAGCTGGTTTGCCGTGCTCAAGTCTTTGGAGTTCTGGCGGACCTGTTTGCCCTCGGGTGGATTGCTACGCACAACCCGCAGGGATTTGATGGTCAGCACTCCGGTGTCGATATCGATCGATCCCCCGGCAATTCCCCAGTTACGCGAGGATGGGTCCATGCCCGCGATACTGAGGCGAGCCATTACACGCCAGCGCGTGAAAGGCGACGCTGAAGCACGGCAACATAGTCTTTCATCAAGCCATGTTGCTCACGCAGGTCAGCGATCTCGTCCACCGACATATTGAGTGAATCGAGGACACCAGCATCCAACTTCACAAGGAATTCGGAAAGACCCATCAGACGAGCGGCAACCTGATACATCTCGGTGATAACACGCTGCACATGGTCAGGAAGCTCACGCTGTTCCTGAGTCAGTGGGCGATTACCGCGGTGGATGTCTTCAGCCAGCATAAAGCCGGCCAGCGGCCACAGTTGGTCACGCGCATCGCGCATTGCCAGTTGTTTGGCCAACGCTTCGTCGTAGTTCTCCGGAGAGACGCTACCCAGGTTTTTGCCGACGACCGTGAGGCCGTTATGCAGGGTCAGGACGCAGAGCAGGATCGAAGGTTCGATCTTGATCAGCTCAGTGGTCTTGATCATGGCATCCAGTGCGGCCGGTGTAACACGCGGCGCAGTGGTGAGGCCTTTGGCTTGAATCTGAGATTCCAGCGCTTGTTCAGCGGATACAGACATGGACAGCTCCTGAAAGGGGCCGGTTACCCGACCCATGGTGGTGTTCAGTCGAACAGCGAATCGACTTCGGCGCCGGAAGCGTCGGTCGGGGTACCAGCAGGACCGGCACCGCCAGCTTCTGGGACCAGATTTTCCTTCTTGACCTTGTCGATGACCTTACCGGCGTTGGCTTCGAGCCACTTGGTGTAGAAGTCAGCAACCGGTGCGGAACCGGACTGCTTGGCTGCACGCAGCTCAGCAATGGTGCACTTGTTGTCAGGGTAGAAGATTTTGCCGATCTCGTTGGTGAATTTGGTGATCGGTGCGCCAGTTGCGTCACAAACTGGCAGATAGTCGTTGCCTACCTTTTTGGTTTTGTTTTCTTCGACCTTCAGCAGACCGAGGATGAACTTCTTGCCGATCAGCTCGACGGCCATTGGCACTTCGGTCGGCACGTCGGTTTTGGTGTCGAAGTTACGCAGCTTGACGATTTTGGTTTCGAAGGTCAGCGCGTTCAGCTCTTTCTTGGCGCAGAACATCGCGATGGCGTTCATGTTGTTGAAGCCAGGCAGGTAGGACTTCTTGCCGTCACGTTCGTAGTACGGCTTGTTGCCTTTGGCATCGCCCGAGGTAACCCACTCGGTGAACTTGAACTTGCGACCGTCCGGACCTTGAACTTCAAGGTTCATGGAACCGGCACCACCTTTGGACTTGCCTGCATAGGCAGACAGCACGGTGACTTCGTAGGCATTGGAATCCCAGACGAAGCTGCCGCCCAAGCGGTCGCTGTCGGTTTCGATGGATTCGTTGGTGGTGTTAGCGGTGTTGGCAAAAGGGTTGAGGCTCATGGTGTTGCTCCAAAATTATGAGAAGGAAATTCACAACAGCCCACGGAGGGGGCCACAGTTACTCAGTTATAGTAGGAATCGAGACGGTCGATGACCATCTGGATGTCGTTGTCGATAAACGTTTCGTTGTCGCCCCAGAGCATCATCGGGCCACGGATACGGGTGTTGATCGTGTCCTTGGTGACCTGAGTCTGGAAGACGTGTTTGAAGCCGACGACTTTCTCGCGGTCGGTGATCTTCAGCAGGTCGTTCTCTTCGGTGAGGTCGTCCAGCTTGATCTTCTGGCACATCAGCACCATGGAGAAGTAGGCTTCGATGCCTTGGTTCTTCAGGGAGCCGGCGACCGGGATCGCGGTTTCCATGACCATGGCAGTTTCGTTGTACACGTCGAGGACGTGAGCCAGGAAGATGACCTTCTTGGTGGACTTGGCAACATCGACCTGCATGGTCGAGCGGAAGAATTCAGCGAAGTTGCCCCACGCGGCACGGCCGTCAACGGCGGTGCGAACGTACTGGCTGATGTACATATCAAGCCAGAAGGTCAAGGTGTCAACGATGATGACCTTGATGTGGTCCTGCTTCTCAGCCCACGCGAAAGCTTCTTTCACTTGGTTTGGGTTGGTCACCGTCTTTTGGGTGAACTTCGCCGGGAAAGGCAGTCGCTTACCCGCTTCACAGTTCAAATACAGAACCGACTCGGGATCGCGCAAATTGCGCAGGGAAGCAGACTTGCCGCTGCCCGACTTGCCGCAAATGAGCGCCAAATGTTCGTTCATAGGAATACTCCTGAATGAGATCACAAAAGCCCCGGGACGGGGCCAGTGTGAAGGTTAAGGGCGGGCTGCCAGCTCTTTGCCGACAGTGACCATGATAGAGCCCAGGATCTCGGCTTCGGACAACTTGTCGGCCAACTTATCGTTGAGCGACGTGACGCAGTCCTTGATCTCCGCCCAGTTCTTCCCGGCTTCGATCAACAAACGGGCATAGCGGTGCAGCATGACATTACGGTTGCCGTCACCCGTGTTGTTGATGATCCAGCGCTCGAGATTGTCCATTTGCTGCTGGGAACCCAGCCGCTGAAGACGTTCTTCGTTTTTACTGGTTTTCGGGATGAAGGGCAGGACATCAAACAGCTCGCCCTCGGTTTGCTCGAAGTGAGCGCCATGCGACATCCACTTCTTGCTCCGGTGAGTACAGGACTCATCCACTTCGAACGGCAGGGATTCCAGCACGTTCTTCATGAATTCCTTGTATTCCTTCGCGTCCATTTGCAGGACGTAGTTCGTTGGAAGAACAATACGGAACCGGTTTGCATCGTCGGTGTGACGCTTGGTCGTGTAGTAGATCGCCGAGTAATCTTTCATCAGCATCTTCGCCGTGGACAAGTTCATCGTCCCGTCGATATCCAACACGATCATGTTGAAGCCGGGGATACAGGTATCCTCGGTACGATGGCCACCGTGAACATGGTGATTAAGCCAGTGCAGGTCAGTTCCTGTGACAAGACGTTCCAGTTGAGTCCATGGGGCAGTCTTGTTTGCGTAACCATGCGCCGGGTGTTCACCGGCACCGCCACGGGCATACGACACCACCATCTTGGTCAGGTCAGTGACCTTCAGCTTCTCGCCGCGCAGGAACTCAATCCCGTCGGTGAAAGCTTTCTTGATGATGACGTTGTTCTTGTAGCCCCAGGCGATGGCCATCTTGACCATGTCGGCCCGCGATGCCTGACTGCCCTTGTAATAGGGCAAGTCTTGCATCAGGTCCGGTTCGGTCACTTCCGTGCCACAGTTGCCCAGGTAGTTCGCCAGCTTGACGTATGGGCGTTCACGAGACAGCAGAAGCTCGAAGGCCTTACCGCTTTCTTCAGCCAGTCGAACTGCTTGGTAGAAATGCGTCTCCGTCAGCTCCGGGGAGCCGTCGATG